AGTCCTGGAGGTTTCAACTGGTGAATTCCTTGAACACAATCGGGAAGATTACATCACTTGGGGTCTTGACTTCAATTACAACCCTACTATTGAGCCCGGTCCCATTACAGAATGGCTCTATCGCACGCAATATAGTGACGAATCCAGAGTTCAAGTCCTGCGTGCGTGGCTACGGGCCTGTCTTGTTGCCCAGGGGCATGAACTACAACGCTTCCTGGAAATCGTTGGTCCCGGTGGACGTGGTAAATCGACGTTTGCCAACCTTTGTTGTGCCCTTGTGGGCTCAGGGAATTACGCCAGCACTTCACTGAATCAATTAGAGCAGTCTCGGTTTGAATTGTCTTCCATTAAAGGAAAAAGGCTGACATTGATTAATGATTCGGAACGGTATGGTGGCTCTGCTCAGGTTTTTAAAGCCATGACAGGTGGTGACAACTTGCGGTATGAGGAGAAGATGAAGAATATCGGTGAACCTTTTGTTTATACCGGAATGGTAATGGTTGCTGCCAATGAACCAATCCAGACAACAGATAACACCAGTGGCCTGAGCCGTCGTCGTTTAACAATTGAATTTAATCGGAAGCTCTATAACAAAAGTTCAGAAGCTAAAGATATGATTAAGATTGATAATAGAAGGATTAGCGGCGTCTGGAAAGAGTATCTGCCAGGGTTGGTGAATTGGGTATTGCAGATGGATGAGGCAGAGATGCGTCATTACCTCCTCGATACCTATGAAGCTGTTCCTGCATTGCGTAAGGTCAGGCATAGCATTATGGTGAATAGTAATAACCTCATTGAATGGATGCAATCGGAGGTTGTTTTGGATGAGAACAACGTATTACCTGTTGGTAAGAAGATTATTAATAGCAATAAAGAAATGTCTGAACGTTACTTCAATAGCAACTTCCATCTCTATCCCAGTTACTGTGAGTATTGTGAAGGCACGGGATCAAAACCAGTGGGACAGAAACGATTTATATCGATCCTGCTCGACTGCTGCAAGAACCAGCTAGGGCTTGATGGTGTATACAGCTTTACAAAAAATGGGCGGCCTTTCTTTAAAGGGTTAGCACTTCGTAACTCAGACAACCAATACAAGGATTCACCAACTATACTGCCAGAAGGTAAGGAGTAATCCCTATGGCCAACATTCCTGCATTTAAAAATCAGGACGATGCAAAACAATTTCGTTCTGTCTTTGAAGAGACTACAAAAGTTTACGCATATTATTTTGATGTTGTGCGTGATACTTTCTTTCCGGGATCCAAAACTGATAACTATCAACTAGATGGTAGGACATTTAATATACTTAATGACATCACAAGTACGTTGCTTTATGAAGCTTCTTCTACTTTTAAAGATCAACGTCCTGAATATAAAGATGAATACGATTCAGTCTTTATTCCAAGTAAAGACTTGAAAGAAAAAGTAAAAGAAGCGCTTGATGAATTTCACAAGGAGTTCAACACCGATGAAAGTAACTGAAGAACAAGACGGTTCCCTTACGATTGACTGGGATCCAAATGATCCAGTCGAATCAGCTTTTAATACTTGGACAGAAGAAGACTTCATCCAATGCATTAAAGATCGTGCCAGGGAGGTTCTTGGTGAAGAAACTTACAATGCTATTCTTTCCGGTCAAACTGACCAGCAACACCAAGAAGAGTTGCCAGAAGACCCGTCTACGACATGATTCAGGTTCCTTGATATTGTGCTGGCCGGGTTGAATGCTCATGGAATCAGTTTAGGCGGTTAAGGTATCGCCGCCGCGAGATCGATCATCAGTGTGGTGACGCGGGTGTCAAGGGCAGCGAGGTCTAGGGATTCGCCTATAAAATAAAATTGTAACCTGCCGTCGGTTGGTATGTCCAGAGCATCAGAGACGTTCCTTCCAAATACATAAATGTTTCCCGTTGCAGGAGTTTGCGAAGTCTGGTTGACAAGAATTGACTGACCATTTGCCCTATGAGTAAACTGGCTTGACTGGCTTCTATCTAACCCTATAAATCCTGTTGATGACTGCGCCCCCAACAAGGTGTCTGCATTAGCGCTCATTGATCTAAAGAAAAGAAAAGCACCAATAGTGCTGGTGCCAATATGATTCGACCCCGTGATTGATCCTGATCCAATTCCTATGTAAGCAGCATCAGAAGAAGATTCAGCCGTGTCGACAAAAACACCTAAAGAGTTGTCGTCTTGGCTTAAAGAGTTGTTATTCGTATTGCTATCCAGATATTTCGTACTGCCATTTCCTTTCAAGCCAGTCTTTCGGTCGTAATCACTATCACCAACAAGATCAAAGTTATAGGGGTCAGGAGCGGCGCCAACAAGAGGAACAAGTGCTCCATTTGTGGTTCTTGCGCCAGCCAATATGCAACTCGCCTTAATAGCATCCCAGATACCATCCGTTTTGCAATCAGACACAAACGTGCTGTAAGCAAGCTTGACTCCTTCCTCTAGCGACTGTCCATCTGCTGCCTGCACGCGGTCAATGTAGAAAGCCGCGTCAGGATCCAGCTTCTGAGTCCCCGTAATAATCAGCGTCATTTTGTAACCTCCAGCTCTTGATTAGTGTCGTTGACTTCTGGGTCTGGTTCAGCATAGCCAAACGGTTTGCCGTCTTGACGGAACTGCGGGTCAACAGGACCGGCGTAGTAAGGGCCTACCTTATACAGCTCAGCGCGTTGCCGCACAGTTTCCACCACGCTGCCAATAAAATACTCCTCAGCAGTCGTGGCGGCGGTGCTGCCTTGCACCAAGGAGAACTCAGCCTCAAGAGCAGGCAGCAGTTCGTCAGGAATGTCAACTTGAAATTGGGCCATGATCAGGTGCCTCAGGATTTGATGATAGCAAAGCCAATCACGATGGCTTCGCTTAAAGAGCCACCCGTGATGTTGCGGACGTTGATGCTGGCTGACCCAGCAGCGGCTTGTGCATTTAGCAGGTATGATCCTGCCGTGCCGCCTGAAACATGGTTGAGCACCAGTAGATCATTTGCTGCAATACTACTATTTGTTAGCGTGAAGCTAACTGTTGTATCTGCGTTCAGTGCGGCGCCGTTCATGGTGATGGCACCGCAGGGTGCGTTCAACGTGACGCCAGTGCTTTTGTTGGTTTGTTGCGTGACGGTGCCACGGCCTGTGCCATAACCGAATGTGCCAGCAGTGGCGTCGTAGCTAAGGTTACCGCCAGCTTGAGAGCCTGCATTGTTATAAGTAACTTGCCCACTAGACCCAGCAACTAATGCAACGGTACCAGTAGCATCCGGGAAGCTGATGGTGCGGTCCAGGGTTGGAGTGACGCACTGAATAGTTGTAGTAGACGCACCGCCATCATCGAGGTTAATATCGCCGCCGACGCCCAGCTCTTTGCCGGTGTCGTTCCAGGTTAGGTCGTCAGAACCAGCAAAACTTCCGCTATCATTAAATTGAATTTGAGTATCTGAACCACCGATTAAATTTGATGCTGTTCCAAGTTCACCTAAATTTATTCCATTTTTAACATAATTAACGGCGCCAGCATTATCACACTGTAGTCCGCTATCTGGTGAATCAGTAAAACAAATACTTGGATTTGTTGAGGTACCGCTAAGAAACTCAACGAATGTAGCGGCAACAACACGTCCAGTTTTGCTGTTAATTAAAAAAGCTCTTGGATCAAGCACTGTTATGAATTACGTGTTAGTAACACTATTCTACACATCCTAATTAAATATAGGAAATGTTAAGAAAATGTTAAGTAGTTAGTAGTGGCCTACACTACCCAACTCTAGAACCACTGTCAATGAGATCTGCGTCCTCATCAGGCAGATCCTTGAAACCATCAGCGCAATTGAGCCAGGGAGTATCTTCACGTACTTCATTGGTAAAAGATTTTTGGAACTCTCCCCAATCTTTATCTAGTTGTTTTTCAGCCCAGCCCCAGGCTCCGTGCTCCATGCCATTAATACCAGCAGCTTCAATTTCCTGCTTGATGATGGAGCGTAGCATTTTAATTTGATCGGCATTCATGGTCAGAGCTTTAAAATGCTGGCACCCCTACATACTACCAAGCAAGTCAAGCCCAACTATCTGGTAATTCCAGATAGTTGAGCTACGACTCGTAACGGGAAATTACTGCTTGTCCTTAGAATTTAGCTATACCATTTTAATTTGAGGTAACACTTGTCCACCAGTATTTTTTTTGTAACGTTTCTGAAGGCGTTGTAACATTTCTGGTGAAGCATTAGGTACTCCTTCAAAACTACGGCCACCAGGAATGTATGGCATCTTCACATCAAAGCTTGGATTGCCTGATACTTCATAGTTCTCAAGCAATGGGCCACCTTGTTTCTGTGCATACTCTTTTTGCACTCTAAAGTCAGGAATATCAGGACCTGCTTGTTCATGCTCTCGCATACCTTGCACATACATCTGCAAATAACCAGCAGGATTTGATGCCATGCTATTGCTCAACATTATCGGAAAATCTTCTGACATATCAAAACATTCGATTGTAATAAGGATTTAAAAATGCATCTGTTTTTTTAAGTACAGATTCTTTTTCTTCCATTCCTTGATTTGCCTGTGCAGCAGTAGCTTGCTGTTGTATCTCCTGTTGCACAAGAGGATTGGGAGACTGGATATCACGTTGAGCACGTTGCTGATCAATTTGATATTGAATTGCTTCGGGATCAACATCATAACGTTGACCACCAATCATCATCTGACGTTGCACTTGATCAGGTGCTTCATCAGTTTGGTAACCAAAAGTTTGCTGCATTAATGGATTAAAGGTTCCATACTTAGCAGCTTCCTGCTTAGCAGCAAGTTGAGGATACATCTTAGCCCACTCCTGCAAGCCGTAGTCTACTGCCTTCTCACGAAGCCCCTCAGGCGTCATCACCATCTCAGGGCCAGCCTTACGCAGCTGGTCGTAACGAGCACGTGTGGCCTTGTATTCATCGCTCTGAGTGCGGTCTACCTTACCGTTCTTATCTAAACCACTTGTCAGAGGCGTTGAACGCATTGCACCGTCATAGATGTACTGACCAGCAGCACGGTCATAGGTGGGTACATTGCTGGTTTCCATGTCCGGTCGCCGGAAGCTTTTGCGGTCGATTTTATTGGTGCGAAGATCTACGTCAACAATGCCTATTAAGCCATCACCCTTGATTGCCGGTACAACACGGCTTTCCTCTCCAATATCTCCACTACCACCAAAAAGACGACGAGCTGCTAAGGGATCAATGCCACGAGGCAATTGTCCCGTCACCTGTTGGATCATGCGGTTATAAAGATCCTGAAGCATTTTATTTGAATTATCTTTACTTACAATAATAACAGTAATAGATGCTTTCTTTGAAAATTATTCAAGAGTTTAAGAACGGAACAACAATTGAGTTTGGTGAGGATGCACACGGCAACCAAGTTCACCGCGTCTGTAATCGGGATCGAAGCCAGTGTCGGTGGGTAGAGCCATGGCATTGTGCTCAGACTTATGCGACGCGGTTTGAGAAGGAAGTGCAGATGTGAGTCAGTAACCTCAACAGGTTTCGAGGCGTGAAAGTTGGGTAGGGTTCCTACAGTTTGTAGGAATGAGGATGTGACTTGCTTTTGGGCGATTGCTAATTGTGAGTAGCACAACTGAGTATGCAAGGGTGCAGGGCTATGACCAAGCCATGAAGGCTCTAGTGGTTACTGACCTACTGTTCGCCAGACAGTCATCTCATCATGACGCTACTGTTGTGTACTTGGGCAGAGGAACGCCCTAAGTGAGTGGTTAATACGTGCGGGCATGTAACACAGTGAGTCAGTAACCACTTGATTCTTCATAGGTTGGTATAGGTAAGTTTTCATTTCTTCAAACCCATTGCCCTCACTGGCATCTCAATTTTGCAAAGTCCGTTTGTTTTTCGCCACGCAGTCATTTCCAACC